CTTTTATATTTAAAGTTCCTTGCCAATTTAACATACAACTAAACTCCCACTTACAAATGTTGAGTTACTAGGTAATGGACATGCCAATACTGTTTCAACATCTACTTCAGATATACTAGCAGTATCTGTGCCACCATCAGCTCTAACAACTAAGACTTCTTCTGTATCTATGTTTTCGGATATTTCAATAAACGCATCAGAAATCTTGTCATCTATATCTCTTATAAATGATTCAAAAGTATATTCTGGTGGAGAAGCTACGCATTTTACATCGTAGTACGTTAAATTATTTCTAAATCTAATTCTTATATGGTCAATTAAAAATATTCCAGAAATATCTTGATTATATAATTGAAAGTCCAGAACTTGTCCAGCTCTTAATCTTGATGGAGTTGCTTTAGTTGTTGTAAAACTAAGTAATGTACTTGTTTGTGCAAATCTATCTAAATAACTAGCAGCTACATCAATAGCAGCTTCTGAACCTTTAATTCCAGATTGTGTAGTAGCAGCATCAATATATCCAGTCGTAGAACCACCTTCTAATAATGCAATTCTATCTACTTCTGCATCATCTCTTGCTAGTGCAACTAATTGATATTGACCTTTATAAGTTATTCTTAAAGAATCAGAACTTCCTATTGCAGCATCTGTAAACTCCTGTACTAATTCTGTAGAACCTAAAGCTATATACCACTCTTTAGCAGTATCTATACCACGTATACCTACATTTTGCGCTACATATCCAGAACCAGTATTAAGTTCTACTGTAGGTATTTCGTTAAATGGATAACCAACGTTAAATGTTTGTCTTGTGCCATCTCCAATAAAAAACTCTTCTTGTGTATCAGTAACGTTTTTAACATTAGTTATATATTGACTATTACGATATTTAAAGTTTGCTTTATCAAAAAATGGCATTGGATTAGTTAATACATCATTATCTCTTACAACAAATGGTGCATCGTTGGAAGTACGCTCATAAAAATGTAATGCTTTATTTTCATCAACATACCATACTGCATTAGTGTATTCGGATAATGTTCTCATCGCTCTATCGCCATTTACATAGTTAAAAACCATCTGGTCAACTAAAGCTAAATCATCTATTGTTCCAGCAGTAATACCTTCTGCACTAAATACATTATTTATTAAATCTCTCACAATATCTCCAGCAGTTGAGTTGGTATAACCACGTGCAATAATTCTTTTATCAATAAAGAAGTGATTATCTGCGCATTGTAATTTCCAAATTCTTTGTGTTGGACTGATTAACTGTGCTACTGGTTTAATAATTACTCCAGCAAAAGCAGTATCTCCATTAGTATCTGTAATACTTATAGATTGAAATGGTTCAAAATTATAAAATGAACCACCAGTCTTACCATCAAATATATGAACTATTGCACTTGACCTTCGTTCTGCATTGTCATCAATAGTTAACTGATTCTCTAGCGCATTGTAAGTTGTGCCACCGATAGTTACGACTGGATTCATTAGACTACTCTAAATCGATTGTTAACTTGTATTCTGTCGTTAATCTGTTGTAACGTTTTATCTACTTTTGCTTCTGCATCAAGTGTTGGGTCTATAGTTACATTAACAACTGTAGATGGAGTATTCATAAATTGATTTACTGCGGAAGCTCGTAAAGCTGCTTGGTCAAAAGAATCTAGCATTGGTAATAGGTTTTTTGCAGTATTTGATAACGCTACATTTTCCATAGCAGTTAAGTTAATACCATTAACTTTTGCCATACCACTACTTAAATTTGCGCCACCTAATGCCATTATTTGACTTTCTGGTTGCTTTGAAGGTGGTTCTGGTCTATCGCCTGCGCCAGAAGAAGAATCATCATCGTTATTACCACCTAAGAATTGTTTATCTTCATCAGTTAACATACTTGTAAATGGTTTTATATTTGATATTCTTTCAAAAGCCGTAGTATCTAGTCCTAATGATTTAAATAGTGCGTTAACGCCAGCGGTATCTAATCCTAACACTCTAGCTAATGTTGACCTTGCTTCTGACATAACATTTTTATCTTGTGCAGTTAAGCTAGCTTGTTCTAATTGTAATTTAGCACTAGCAAGTTCTAGTCTTTCAGCATCAGTATCTATAGCAGCTTCATTTCTTGCAACTGTTTGTGTTGCAATTTGAGTATCTAAATTATTTAATTGTTGAGTAGCAGTCATATAAGCTTGTGTTGCCATTGTTGAATTTTCAATAGCTTTAGCTAAATTATCTTGTACTTGTGCAAGTTCTATTGTTACATCTTTAGAAGTTGCTTGTCTGTTTTTTAATTCTTGTAATTTTAAGTTAGCTTGTTTAATTGATAAATCATCTCTAGCATCAGCTTCTTCGCCTTTTTCATCTCTAGCTGCTATTGCATCTGCTAAATCTAATTCTGCGGATGCTATTTCTAGTTTTAAATCTAATCCTTTTTGTTGTTGGTCTAATAAAGATTTTTCTTTAGCTTGAAGCTCTGCTATTTGTGCTAATTCAACTGCGGTCTGGATTTCTCCTTTACCAGCTTCTTCATTAATAATTTTCATTAATTCAGCACGCTTAGAATATAATTTATTTAACTTCTCTTGTTCAGCTGCTTGTCTGCCTTCTATATCCATAACTGCTTGTACTGCATTAACTAAATTTAAAAGTGCAGTTATAGATTCGTTCTGGATATTTAAGTTATTTAACTTAGATTGTGTATTCTTGTCTAACTCTAAAGTATTCTTTTCAACTGCATCTGTAGATTCTTCAACATCATCAGCAAAATCTTGTGCGCCAGCGCCAGCAGCAGCTTGTGCGCCTTGATATTGATACATTTTATATATGTTTGAAGTAAGTTCTCCTTCAAGTGCAGCTATCTCATCATTTAATCTTTCTTGTCCTGTTGTCAAGTTATAAGCTGCATAGGAAGCATCTTTTTGTGCTTCAAGATTTTCTAATTGCGCTTTTTTAGCTGCAATTAAATCTCTTATCTCATCTTGCTTTGCTTTACTAAATCCAAAAGCAGCTTGTGTCATATCATCAGTTAACTTTGCATCATCTATTTTTAAATCTTTAGCTTCTGCGACCGCAGTATTGTATGCTTCTTGCGGTGGTACACCAGCAGCAATAGCTTCGTTTAATCTAAATAAAATACCTTCAGAACTTTTAGCAGTTCTTAAATATTCTTCTTGTGCAGTTGTCAATAATCCAAATCCGTTCATTAAGAAAGTTACTGCATCAGATAAAGCATTAAGAATTGGTATTACTGTTACATTTAAAATACCAGCGATAACTTCAAAAGCTCGTTTAAGTTGGTTTGTTAACATACCCCATAAGAACTCTAAGATTGGAAGCAACGCACTAATAATACTTTTTAGTGGTTCGATTGCTGGTATTAAAGCTCTTACAATTTGTTCTGTCATACCTGCCATAGAAGCCATAACTTCTTTGAACGTAGGAATCATATCTCTTACTACTGGTATTAAATCTGAAAATGCTGGAAGTAAAGCTGCGCCTACTTCAGTCTTAGCTTCTTTAAATTCTGCACGTAAAGAACGCATCTGGTTTGCAGCGCCTTGTGCTTCTCGACCTAACTGACCTTTAATATGACCCATCTTCTCTTCAATTAACATTAAAGATGCGGCAGCTTTTTCTTGGTCTGTTAATAAACTAGCAGCAGTTTTGCCAGTCATATTCATAGCAGCTTGTTCTATTTCAACTTGTCGAAGCACAATACCCATTGATTTAAGCATTTCACGCTCTCCAGTTAAAGCTTTGGTTATTGCCTGTGCTGGTAAAACTGCGCCTTCCTGTATGTTCATGAAAGCTGCGAGGTCGCCAGAAAGATTTAAAATCTCTGTTGACATATTTGCAGCAGCATCAGAAGTAAAACCTAAACCTTGAATAATAGAACCAGTTACCGCCATTTGTTGTTGCATCTCTGCTCTGGTCATACCAAAAGCATGTGCCATTTGATTTACATAACGTGTAACTTCTTGTGTTGCGCCACCGAAAGTTATTTCAAAAGCAGCTGCGGATTCTGTAGCTTCTAATGCTAGATTAGCCATCTCCATAGTTGCTTGTGCAATAGCTTTACCAACTGCAATTATTGCTGCTACTTTAAATGCACGACCTAAAGTTTCGCCAAATTTATTTACTGAACTAGCGCCTTTATCTAATTCTTTTTTAGTAGTCTTAGCTTCATCGCCAGTTTTATCGATAGCTTTAGTTGCTTTATCAAAAGATTTTTTAGTTTCATCTCCGAAGTCATCTGCGGATGCAGCAGCTTTTTCTAAATTCTTTTTAGCTTCTTTTAATGCAGCTTCAAAATTTCTATCATCGACTGTTAATATTGCGTTAAGTTCGCCAACTGTTAATGCCACTATCTAACTCCCAAACTGTTGTTTAAGAAATCTATCAAGTTGCTTACTTGTTGTAATTTCGCTTTGTCCACTTTGTACCTTATGTTGTTCATACTTTTGCAATTCTACTGTTACGCTTGCGCTGCTTAGACAATTATATAACAAAATGAACCTGCGCCATGACATACCAGCTCTTAATTCTGACATTAAGTCTATCTGGTATTCTCTTTGAAAATCTGCTTCAATCAGATTCCAGTTTTTAAAGAACTTTTTTACTTGTCCTTTTCGGACTTGCCTTTCTGCTGCGCTTTCACTTTTGGGTCAACACCACCGCCTATCAAACCATATTTTTCAAGAACATCTTGTAAAACATCATTGAGTTGTGGAAGTGTCATACCTTTATCTAGCCAGTCAGTTATAACTTGCTTACTGAATAAAGCATTTAATAAATTACCTATATCAGCAGCAGTTAAATTCTCTTCTGCGTTTTTACCGCTAGAAATCTTAGTAACTTCTAGCATGAACGCAGCAGAAATAGTCGCTGGTATTTCATAGGTTACACCAAATATTTTATATTTGATTGGTTCTTCTTGCTTCTCTGCCCATGCAGCATCGAAGTCTTTAAAGTCGCCACTCATTATTACCTACCTACCTATTAGACATCAGTATATGTTACTGCGCCTGTTGCTCTGATAGTAGCACTCCATGTCATAACATTATTGACATCTCCAGCAAGTGTGAATACACATGTGCCAGCGAATTCAATAGTTGAACCACCATCAGTTGTTAACTTGAAATTGATTGCAGCATCTGCTTTACCATTATCATAAAGAATTTCTTGACCAGCATCTATAGCGCCTGTGCTATCATCTTCTAGCCAGAATCCATTGAGTGAAAACTCAATA